ATGGAATGCAATCCGTATTGCACACTCACGCCGGCGCAACTTGCGGCTGCTAACGATCTTCTGATTGTTATGGGCGGCGTTTCGCTTGTCGCGCTCATCCTGCCGCGTTTGGTCTATTTCGTGTGGTGGCTCAGCGACCGCCGACGTGATCGCGTGATGCAACGCAAGATCGTCGCTGAAACGCTCGCAGCGATTGCAGCAATCGAAGCGCAGGAGGCCACCCGCAATGGCACGGCCGACTGATACCGAACGCGGCGCACGCATAGCGCTCGACTACGTTGAATCAAAGCTTATTCAACGCGATTTATTCCCAAGCCGCCGCGCGCCGTCTTTAAAGTTCTGGCGCGAGATAAAGGCGATTGCGACGCAACACCTTGCCGAGTGCAAGGCATTACGCGAGGCCCGCGCATGAATCCGGGCGACCTGAAATTCTGGCAGCTGATCGAGCTGAAAAAGAAAGCCGAAACCGACGACGAACGCGCCGAGCTAGACCGACTGATAGAGGAACGCATCAGGTGGGTAGGCTCGGGGCAGGGCGATGAGTCATGACGAAGCAGCCGTCCAGGCTAGCCCATTATCCGAACAGCCCCTGCTATCAGTGCGGGGGAGCGCAGTTTCAGACGTTGAATGCGTGGGATGCGAAGTTGACGGTCTGCACCGATTGCGGCGTGCTGATCTCGAAGCGCAGGGATATGCAGAGCTCTTACAGCGCATGCAGTGGCAGCAGTTCTGGACACTCACCTTCCGCATCGAAGAAGCAGGCCGCACTGGCGGTGTTCACCCGGAAAAGGCTGATAAAGCGTTCCGATTCTTTGCCAGCTGCATCAACCGCGAAATATACGGACCGAAGTGGAGCACCAAATCGCACGGTGGCATCCAGTGGGCACGGGGGCAAGAGTTCCACAAAGACGGCCGATTGCATTTCCACGCCGTCGCAGCTGCACCTACCGATGATTTAAACCGGCTAATGAGCCGTTATGAGTGGCATGAGTTTTGGTTTAAGGAATTCGGACGTAATCGTATAGAAGCACCACGCAGCCAGCTCGATATAACCGGCTACGTGTCGAAGTACGTAACGAAGGGGGGAGTGGTGGACGTGTCGAAGAACTTCGGAGCCTGGTCGCCACCGCCGATCGACTATACGCGCCGCCCTGTGCAGCCCGAGTTCGATCAAACAACGCGCAAGGGGAGTATCGATGCATTGGACCGGGGTGTAGGGGCAGCGCCCCTACGGACTGGTCAACGAAACCGCCGGTGATCGCTCACCGGGACATGCAGCACCGCCCCCGGTCTGGGAGGCACCGAAGCCGCAGCCTGTTCGCCTACGCGCAACCAGCACGGCAACGTCAGGAATCCACCCCTGAAGACCCGCCTTCGCTCGCAGGCGACCTAAAGCGGCCGGTAGGCAGACACCGTGACAGTCAGCCCCCGGCGGTCTGATGCAAGCATCGCGCAAGGGTCCTCGCTACGGCACCACACACCCCCCGGCACGGGGGGTAAGGGGGGCCTTAGCTTGACCCCACAGTACCGCCCGAATTTCGCAGTAACCCAACCGACGCAAGCCCAACCAACAGAGAACGAAGACCATGAGCAACGCACCGAAGATCACGATCAACAGCGCCGTCGAAACCCGCACCGTCACCACCGCGAAGGGCATGCCGAAGGCCATTTATAGCCAGCGCGCCACGCTCGAAACCGAAGCGATGCGCATCCAGATCGAAGTCGAATGCGACGGCCCGGACAAGGGCTACGCGGTCGGCACAGTCAAGGAATGGGATCTGGTCACCGATCTGGTGCCGGGCCGTTTCGGTGTCGAACTGGCGCGCCGCATGACGCTGGTCGATCCGCAGGGCAGCAAGCCGCAGCGGCAGGCGGCGTAACCCATGGCCGTGCTCATCCCCGCATGCCTGGAAGCCGATCTGGACACGGCATCGGGGACGTGCACGGCAGTGATGTGGATTCCTCAACCGTCACTCTTGCCGGAACTGGCGGTGAAGGATGCCCAGGTCATCGGTAGCGCAATCGCGTTCCTGTGGGCCACGGCGTATGTGTTCCGGCTTATCCGCAAGAAAATTCAACAGTCCTAGGAGGACATGCAATGCGCAATCTCAAGAACCTGTTCAAGAACAAGACCGCTGCTCTGTCCGCAGTCGGCTCGGCCGCCCTGGTATCCGCTCCGGCGTTCGCTGCTGGCGGCGGTGGTGTGGATGTGGGCGATGTCGTGACCGCCATCCAGGGTGCCGCAGGCCCGATTGCGGCCATCGGCGGTGCAGTGCTGACCGTCATGGTGGGCATCAAGGTCTACAAGTGGGTGCGCCGCGCCATGTAACGACCACCGGCGGAAAGGGCCAACTCCCTCCCGCCGGTCTTTTATGGGGATAGGGCAGGGGAACGGGCGATGGAAGGGTGGATTTGGTTGGGCGCATGGCTGGTGGCCTGCGCGATTGTCTTCGTGGATTTCGAATAATGGGCTGGCTCGCACGCGTGTTTGCATCCGCGATTGCGCGTCGTCTCGCCTACGTGCTCGTAGCGGCAACGCTCGCATGGTGTGGCATGGGTAAAGCGCATGCGGCCGACTACCCCACACAAGGCGCTGCTTACAGTGCATGCATGTCTCAAGTTTCCGCGTATGTAGCTTCCCGTACGTACGGCAGGAATCCTGAATGTTTTACGGAGCAGGGCAGTAAAGAGTATCGCGGTCGATTTGAAACCAAGGATTGCAGCACCTGTGATTGGTATCGCGGCTACTATGGAACATTCGCTTGGTCTACAGGGTGCGACGCTGAACCTGATTACACCGGTTCTGGTCCCTGGGGTACCTACGTAGGCACTGCGCGTAGTGGCAGCATCGGTTGTCGCAACGGCTGCGACGGTGTTTGGTTTGGCAATGGCGATGACACGATGACGTGGAGCGCTCTTGGTGGCGTCTGCCCGAAAGATCCCGAAAAGACGTGTGATGCGATGGGCAAGGGGTATGGCTGGAATGGCTATCTCGGCGTGTGTGAGCCGCCGCCTACGGAGGAATGCCCCGAAGGACAGGTGCCGGACGGCAAAGGCGCATGCGCGCCCAATAAGTGTCCGGAAGGTATGTTGCTGCAAGCTGATGGCACGTGCGCGCCGAAGAAGAACGATTGTCCTGCCGGTCAGATCAAGTCGCCTAGCGGCTCATGCCTCCCCGGCGATGGCCAATGCGCTGCTGGCGAAGTGCGCGGCCCTGACGGTACGTGTAAAAAGGATGGCGACGGTGATGGCAAGCCTGATGAGCCGGGCGAGGGCGATAAGAGCGAATTTTCAGGCGGTGACGACTGTGATTCGCCTCCGAGTTGTAGCGGTGACGCCATCATGTGCGGCCAAGCTCGCATTCAGTGGCGGATTGATTGCAACACGCGCCGGGACGTAAATGTCACAGGTGGTTCGTGCGCCTCGATGCCTGTCTGTGTCGGCAAGAACTGCAAGGCGATGGAGTACTCGCAGTTGTTGTTGCAGTGGCGTGCTGCATGCGCTTTGGAAAAGGCGGCGAACAATAGCGGCGGCGGTACTGGCAACAACGCAGACGTCAAAGCGATTCGCGATGCGATCACTGGCAATGGCACTGCGGATATCGGTGCGGATGGTAAGCCTGCTGACGCGTTTTCCGATGAGTCAGGATATGGCAAGGACGGCTACCCGACCGGTGAACTCGACACGCAGGGGTTCGGCTACAGCCGCACCTGTCCAACGATTCCCGATGTTGCGGTGTTCGGCCAGACGTTGCACTTCGACACGTCCAAGTTTTGTCAGTGGATGGTCCTTGGCGGCCAAATTGTGTTGGTCATGGCATCGCTGGTTTCCCTGCGTCTGATGAGTCAAGGAGGTAGCGCCTAATGCCCTGGTTAATCGCACAACTCGTCACCGCGTTGGCATGGCTGTTCAAGTCGCGTATCGGCCTATGGATCATGACCGCGCTCGTCTGGCTCGGCATCAATTTCGGCACGATCAAAATGGTGGTTGAGCCGGCCATCGATCTGCTCAAGGACTACGCTCAAGGCATGGGCAGCGGTAACGGCCAACTCGGCGCAGACGCGATGGCGTGGTTCGGCGTGCTTCAGTTTGACAAGGCACTGACCATGGTCATTTCTGCCATTGCTGCCAAGCACGCCATCATGCAAGGGCGGCTATTCCTGTTTAAGCGTGGATTCGGAGCCAAGCCGTAATGCCAATCGAGCTATACACCGGGCAACCCGGCAACGGTAAAACCGCGCTTATGATGGAGCGCTTGGTCGAAGAGTCGAAGCGCGCTGAGCGACCGATTTTCGCTGCTGGAATCGACGGATTGCAGGACGGTCTAGCGACCGTGCTTGACGATCCGCGCAAGTGGAACGACAAGGATGCAGACGGCAATTATGTGGTGCCGAATGGGTCGCTGATCTTCGTAGACGAAGCATGGAAGTGGTACGGTCATTTGCACGACGCCACGCGGCAGCAGACGCCGAAACACGTGCTCGATCTAGCAGAGCATCGGCATCGCGGCCTCGATTTTGTGTGGACCACGCAGCAGCCGAACCAGCTGTACCCGTTCGTGCGTGGCTTGATCGGTGCACACACGCATGTGGTGCGTCGCTTCGGCACCAAGATGATCGACGTGTTCCGCTGGGGCGAGTTGAACGAGGAAATCAAGTCTTCTGCGAAACGCGATCTTGCCCAGCGCACCACGCGCCTGCTGCCGTCCTCGATCTTCGGCGCATACAAGTCGGCCGAGGTGCACACGATCAAGCCGCGCATTCCGTGGAAAGTGATGGCGTTGCCGGGATTGGTCATCCTTGCCATCGCGCTTGGATGGCTCGCCTACACGATGCTCAAGCCCAGCGCGATGGCCGGCAAACTCGCAGGTAAGGGGACGCAATCGGCGTCAGCCGATGCGGCCCCTGGCGGGTCTGCGACCACAGCACGGCGTGATGGTCCGCGTTGGGAATCTCCCACCGAATATGCCAAGCAACATTTGCCCCGGTTCGACACCATGCCGTGGACTGCGCCCGTGTTCGATGATCGCAGCATCACTGCTGATCCGATGCTGATTTGCATGTCGTCGCTTGCTGGCACGGATGCGCAGGGCAAGTACAAAGAAGCGTCCTGCACCTGCATGACAGAGCAGGGTACGGCCTACGACCTCGATCAGCCGCAGTGCCGCACGATTGCTAAGCGCGGCCCGGTATACAACCCGTATCGCCAGCAGCGCGAGAACGAACAGCAGCCCGCCCAGCAGCAACAGGCGGTGCAGGGTGGGGCGGCTGCGCCTGGGCTCAATGGCATCGCTGTGCAGCGCTCTACGCGCGCACAGGGCAGCTTCCCCGAGTCAAAGGCATACAGCACCAAGACCACCACGCCGTCGACCAGCTTGGAGATGTGACATGACCAGCAGCGGCCGCGAGGCATTGAAGTGGATTGCGCTGGTGTTGATGACCGGCGATCACGTGGCGAAGGTGTTGTTCGGCGGCTATGTGCCGGTGCTATCCGAACTGGGGCGGATCGCGTTCCCGGTGTTTGCATTGGTCATGGCGTACAACCTTGCCCAGCCACGGGCCGATTATGCGAAATCGGTGTTGCGTCTTGCCGGCTGGGGGCTGCTGGCGCAGCCATTCCACGCGTGGGCGTTCGGCGACTGGTTGCCGCTCAATGTCCTGTTGACGTTCGCGCTCGCTGCGCTGTTGGTTTGGACGTTGCACGGCCGGCACTGGCTGTACGTGGCCGTATTCGGCGTCATTGGCCCCGTGTTGGTCGATTACCAGTGGTCCGGCGTCTTGCTGGTGCTGGCGGCCTGGGGCTGGTTCCGCACTGGCCGCCTGGAGTGGTTCGCTGGCGTGCTGGCCAGCATGGCAGCGTTGTGTTGGTACAACGGCAACGTCTGGGCGCTGGCCGCGCTCCCGATCTTGGCGCTCGGCTACGTCTGGTGGCCGGTCCCGCGGTTGCGCTGGGCGTTCTACGGATACTACGTTGTGCATCTGGTAGTGATCGGAATGCTTGCAGCTAGACCGCCATTGCTTTGAGGGGTGCAGGGGCATGTGCCCCTGCGATAACGCTTATCCAGCTATCGTGCCGAAGTGTCTATCTCGCCAGCTACTCAGACTCACGACCACAACCTTGACTGTTTGGTCCGCAAACCGTTTTTTTGCCGCTTCGGCTTTCCGTCTGCTCGCATAGCCTGCAAGTCGTAGTTCCATCGAATCTCGCCATACAAGGCCTTTCAAACGTTCCGGTGTCATGCGATCACCGTCGGGACTCACGAGGTAATTGCCTGCAATTCGCCATCCAATGAAACGGCCGCTCAGATACTCACACATGCCTCTATGCTTCCTTTCGCGCGGGACTTCCGTCTGGGAAGAAAAGATGCTAGCAACAGCTTTATTAAGCCAGCGTAATAGCCGAGGCCGCTTCCGAGCTTTTGACATAATATACAGAATATGCGAAGTCGGGACGCTCAAGCCCTTGAATTTCAAGGGTTTTCGTCCGACCCGTCGCCGGCGTCATGCCGATGGCCAGAACCATCGCCCCGACCACCGCGGTGACCGGGGTCAGCCTGTCCAGTACTGATTTCCACAGTGCTCGCTCCACCTGCGTAGCTGCCCGCTCCGCGTGAATTCTGGCTAGCCAGGTCGCGCCATCTAGCTTCGCCATCGCGCAAAGTTGCGCAATTCGTTCGTCTGACAGCGGTTTGTCCTCGTGACGAGCTTTCCACAGCATCTGCCTGTTGATCCCCAATTTCTCAGCGATAGCCATATCTGACGGGAAAGAGCAGACCTCTTTCACTTTGTCTAGCAGCTCGTTCGTAGCGCTCATGTGACCTTCAGGGTTGACACGACGTGATCCAGTCAGTTTACATGTGCTGGCGTTACCCCATTGGGTTACGTCCCGCCCCCCGGTACCCCCCGGGGGCCCGGGTCAGGGTAGGGGATCTGCAACAGGGGACATTTCGTGACGCATCAGATTATTTACTTGCTGCTCCAGCAGCAGGGTCGTTTGGATGTCTCGGCAATCGTACCCCGTCGCACCCTGGCGGTGGCCGCGTGACCCCGCTTCTCGCCCTTTGCCTACCCTTTTCACCGGTCCCAGCCTGCAATCAGACCGGTGCAGGCCCGGCGCAGCCGGGTGGCCCGAGCAGTAACACGGGCCAAAAGTCTCAGACCGTCGAAGGTCTCTCAGCACCGATAGTCGATTTCTGCACTTTGGTCTTTGACACCGACAAGGCAATCAAGGTTCTCAAGCGCTTGAGCGTTCAAGACATGGTGTCTTACGTGTTCGGCACCTCCGGCAGCATCGTCGCCGGGGCCCTGGTCGATCGCTTGTGGAACTTCCGCTACCAGCGCAGCGCCATCCTTATCGATGAGACCTCAAGCGTCTGCGGCCGCGTTGGCATCTCCGACGCTGGCGAGGTCTGCATCAGCCTGACAGGGCAGGGGTGCACGCACGTTCCGAACTGGCCCTATGCCGAGCGCATCGCCGAGGATCTGGGTGCACATCTCACTCGCCTTGATGTCGCGGTCGATGACCACATGGGTCTGTCCTTCGACGTGGAGCAGTTTCGCCAGGCGTACCACCAGGGCGCTTTCACCATGAATGGCAGGCCTCCGCAGGCTAATCACCGTAGCGATGAGGGCAGTGGAAAAGGCAACACGCTCTACGTCGGCCAGAAAGGCCACAAAGAGCTGTGCGTCTACGAGAAGGGCAAGCAGCTCGGCGACCCGGAAAGTAAATGGACTCGCTGCGAAGTGCGCCTGTACGGCAAGCGCATGATTCTGCCCCTCAGCGCTATGTCTGATCCCGGCAAGCACTTCGCCAGTGCCTACACGTTCCTCGCCGATTTTGTGATTGGTGAGCTCACCCGCTTCGAGCTCAAGGAACGCATGGTGTTCCCGTCTGTCAAGGCCATGATCGATTTCATCGACACACAAGCCGGTACAGCGCTCCGCGTCCTCTGGAACGCGTTGAACAGTCGCAGCCCCGAATACGCCGTGTCTGTCTTGCAGCGCTATCTGTCGCATGACGGCGTGCCAGGTCGATTCAAGAACCTGGAGCAGCTCGATCTAGAGGTTCGCATCAGCAATCAGCTGGACGAGCTATTCCCCGACTGCGCGTAACCCTCCGTGGCACCGTGTCGCTTGCGGCGCGGGGCCCAACACATCACCGCCACCGCACCGTGACGCTTCACGGAATTCCGCACCATCAACGTCAAGGTAACCATCGCAATGAAGATCACTGTCACCAGCCAGCACGTCAACGAAAAGCACTGGGAAAAGCAGGGCCGTAGCGGAATCATCCGCACGCAGGAAGCTATGGCCGAAACGCCCAAGTTTCGCCAGACCGTCCGCCTCGATCTGGGCAAGGAGCCTCCCTACGAAAACGGCGTGTACGAGTACAACCTCGAAGACAACGTCGGTGTCAGTCGCTACGGCGATTTCGAGCTGCCTCGCAAGCCGACCCTTGTCCGCGTTGACAAGCCCGCCAACGTCGGCCAGCAGCCTGTCAAGGCTGCTTAAGGAGGCCTCATGGCCGTCTTTGTTCTGCACTGCAAGGAAGCCGACTACAACGCTTCCACGCAGCAATGCGCGGCCCCGTTTTACGCACCCGCGTCCACTTTTCCTCCGCCGATGGACGCGGGCGAGGGCTTGGCAATCTCCGGAATCATCGCGGGTTGCTGGGCTATCGGTTTCATGATTCGGCAGGGGCGTCGTATCTCTCTCGCTTGACCAACCAACCATCAAAGGAAAGCACCACATGAAGACCAACACCACCCGTTCGACCTCCATCGCCGCCAAGGCTTCTGCAGCCGTCGCTGCTGCCGCCGCATCGGTGATGGCTGGCTCCGCCTTCGCTGCCGGTGAAGTGGCCGCAGCCATGACCGACGGCATCGACAAGTCCGACCTGCTGGCCGGTGGCGTGATCGTCCTCGGCGCCTGCGCCGTGATCGCCATGATTGGCCTTGGTCGTCGTCTGGCCAAGTAATCGGCCAGCCAGGCAGACAGGGCAGGGCGGGGATTTCCCCGCCCTTTTTTGTGACGCAACACGAAAAGGGGGAGTTATGGAATACGTCGGTTACTTCGTGATGATCGCCATCTTGGGGGCGCTATGGCTCGCATTGGACAGCTGAGCTTTCTCGGGCGCGTGTTCGCGTCCGCGATTGCACGCAGGCTTGCCTATGTGCTCGTGGCGGCGGTCCTTGCCTGGTGTGGCATTGGTCGTGCCCAGGCGGCTAACTTCCCAACCCAGGGCGATGCATACGCTGCATGCCTGTCTCAAGTTGGCGCGTATGTAGCGTCGCGCGCGTACGGAAGGAGTCCAGAATGTGTGATCGAGCCTGGCAGCAGAGAGTATCGCGGCCGATTTGAAACCAAGGACTGCAGCAGCTGTGATTGGTATCGCGGGTACTACGGTAATTATTCCTGGTCTACGAGTTGCAAAGAGAAGCCCGACTACAACGGTCCATTTCCTGGCTCTCTCAGTGGCGCTCCTGTCAGCGGCTCGTATCAGTGCAATTCTGGCTGTGTGCAGACCTGGACCCCCAATTCGGATGGGTCTTGGAATGGCACTTTTCTGGCCGACCAGATCTGCAATCCCGACAACAACAATTGCGGCGGCGGTTTCCACTACAACGCCAATCTCGCCATGTGCGAGCCGGATCCTCCCGCCGAGTGTCCGAAGGGTCAGATCAAGAAGGCCAACGGCCAGTGCACGCCTAATGAGTGCCCCGAGGGCATGACGCTTCAGCAGGATGGTACCTGCGGCCCTTCCAACAACGAGTGCCCCGCAGGGCAGATTAAATCTCCTGCCGGCGGCTGCTTGCCCGGTGACGGCCAGTGCGCCAAGGGCGAGGTGCGCGGACCTGATGGCACCTGCAAGAAAGATGGTGACGGTGACGGCGACCCGGATAAGCCGGGCGAGGGCGATAAGAGCCAGTTCTCTGGTGGTGACGACTGCAGCTCGCCTCCCAGCTGTAGCGGCGACGCGATCATGTGCGGCCAGGCGCGTATCCAGTGGCGCATCGACTGCAACACGCGCAGGAACCGCAACGTCAGTGGTGGTACCTGTAATGCGCCTCCTGTCTGCACGGGGGAGAAATGCGATGCGGTCGAATACGCGTCCATGATGTTCCAGTGGCGCAGCGCCTGCGCTGCAGAGAAGCTCCTTGCGATGGGCAACGGCAATGGCGGCAGCAACGGCGACCAGCCCGCTTGGACAAAGGTTGGCGGCATGTCACAGGACCCAGGAGCCGGTGCGTCTGCAGACGACACCAAGGTGCTCACCACCAAGAAGATCAGCACCGACGACCTCGATCAATCCGGCTTCGGTGGTGGTGGATCCTGCCCAGGGTTCGAAGCCGCCAGCGGCGGCGTCATTGCAAGCGCGTACTCGGCAACGTTCGCCTCGCCACCGCCCATGTGGTGCACCTTCATCGCACGCCTACGCGCCGGCCTCATCGTCGTCTCTGCGTGCGTCTCTGTCTTCATTCTCGCTAGAGGAGTGGGTTGACATGCCTATGATCATCGGCGCGCTGATCAGCGCGCTCCTGCAGGGCCTGCGTACGTATTTGCCCGGCATCGTCGGTCGCGTGCTGATCGCCTTCGGCATCGGCTTCGTTGCACACGAAGTCGCGCTGCCATCGCTCAAGTCATTCATCGCCGGTTGGCTCCCTGGTCTCGGCGCCGTTGGTGTTGCTTATTGGGACGCCAGCGGCATCGGTGTCTCCGTGACCATGATCCTTTCCGCCATCGCCGCAGCGGTATCGCAGAAAGCCATCCTCTCCAAACTGGTGAAATCCTAATGGCCCTTTACCTTGTTACCGGCCAGCCTGGCCACGGCAAGACCGCCTATGCGATCGACAAGGCGTTTGCGTTCAAGAAAGAAGGCCGTGAGATCTACGCTCACGGCATCAAAGACTTCGACTATGAGCGGGCAGGGTGGAAGCACCTTGAAGACCCGACCAAGTGGCAGGACTGCCCAGATGGTGCGGTGATCATCCTCGACGAGTGTTACACCGTCTTCCCGAACCGCAACCCAGGTGCGAAGGTGCCGGAGCATGTGGAGCCGATGGCACGCCATCGCCATCGCGGCTTCGATTTCATCCTCATCGCGCAGCAGGGCCTGCAGCTTGATCCGTTCTTGCGTGGCCTCTACGAGGAACACTGCCATGTCCGGCAGACCTCGATCATGAAGAGCAAAACCAAGCTGAAGAAGTGGGACGCCTACCAGGGCAACGTCGCTGGCCCGTGCGGAAACATTGTCGATTGGGTGCGTCCGAAGTACGTGTTCGACTACTACACCTCGACCACGCTCGTCACGACCAAGCGCAGCATTCCGACCTGGGTCAAGATGGTTGGCATCGGCGTGTTGATCATCCTTGCCGCCATGTACTACCTCAAGCACAGCTATAGCGCGAAGATCGACAAGATCAACGAGGAAGCAGCGACTACGAACAGCGGCACCGGGGTGACTGGAGCTTCAGCGAAGGGCGCACCGGGGCCGCGTACCTACGACACACCTACGGATTACGCCAAGGCGCATGTCGCGCGATTCGCCTCGATGCCCTGGACTGCACCCATCTATGACGGTGGATCGCCTGCAGGCCAGCCCCAGCTCTACTGCATGTCTAGCCTCGCCGGCACAGACGCGATGGGCAAGCACCAGGAAGCCTCCTGCAGCTGCATGACAGAGCAGGGCACCAAGTACGATATGAGCCAGCCAGAGTGCCGCACGGTGGCCAGGAACAGCACGCCCTACAACCCGTACAAGCAGCCGGTTGCACCGCCGCCGCCTTACGTCCCGCCGGCTGACCAGGTGCACGACCAGGTGGCCGCTGCCCCTGGCGCGTTGATCGGATCCACCTTCCGAGCTGCAGGCACCTTCCCAGAGTCCAAGCCCTACCAGACCGCGACCACCATCCCAGATACAACAGCGCAGCTTTGATTACGTGACGCGTCACGATATGATTCACTCATCAACTAGGGGAGTAGGGCATGGATACCGAAACACTGTTCGCGATTGCTGTGCTGCTGGGCCTGGTGTTGTGTTTCCGGCCGCTGTCATCTCTGCGCCGGCGTAAGGGCTGATTCCATGCGCGATGACAAGGACCGATCCACCCTGCAGCTGCCCTTGCCTGGCCGACCAGGTCGGCCGCCTGCCAACGGCCTGGCTGCCATGACAGATGCCGAGCGCGCCAGGCGTTACCGCGAGAGCCAGGCCAAGCGCCTGGTGAAGGGGCGCCGCAACCTGCAGGACCTCACCGACAGTCTGCTGCTCGAGCAGATCCGCCGGACGATTGCCAACGGGTCCACCAAGCGCACGGTGGCCAGGTACGTCACCGAGCTGGCACGCCGCTATGCGTAACGGCCTGGAACCGCCTGAGCGCGCGTTGCTGATCGTCACCGGCCTATTCCTCCTGGCCGTGTTTTTCATCCGTGACCTGGCCCCGCTGGTCGACTACCTGCAGGGCCGGATCGACTCGGGGGTGTAGGGGGCTTGCCCCCTACGTACAACGCCCCACACGCGCCGTGGAGGCCTCGGCCTGGTCAAAGCCGTACCGCACGTGTATCCACGGCGAACTCCGCATCAGCCACCCACTGAAGACCGCTGCTCGCGTCCTCTTCGGAGCACGTCACGCAGGTAGATCACGTTGGCGCCTGGAGAACTGTCGTTCTTCGAAACCCTTGCCTTGCAACGGTTTCCAGCTGCTGCCGATCGAGCAGTTTTCTCGTCGTCCATCATCCTGGTCCATTCGCGTGCGATACCGCATGTCAGTGCCAGGTAGTTAAGCTGGCTGGGCTCCATGCTGCGGCCCTCAGGCGTTACCAGGTAGCCGCTCTGAAACGAAAAACCGGCCCATTGGCCGGTCAGTGTTCGGTTACGCATACGCCGATCTCCATTCGGCGGGCCATCGTCGCCACGGCCGCGTGATAGCAGTGGCAAGCAGGCGCAACAGGAACTTGACATAATATACATTATGCGAAATGGGCTATCTGTGCCGCGCTTGCCCGGCTTCGCTGGATCTGGCTTTGGATCAACGCTTGCCTGCCGAACCGTTCCCCTAGCCAAACGGAACCCACCGTGCCTGTTGGCGAACAATGCCCGAACAGCTGCGCGGCAGATCTACAGATGCGTAGTGACGAACCATGTGGAACTGACAGGCCCTTGGCCAGGCTGGCGAGCAGTCGATGGTCAAGGTCGTTGTGGTGGATCTTGGCGAATGGAGAGACGGCCACTTCGGCAGAACAGCCCGTCGCCGTGCCCGCGTTGCGGGATAAGGCGTTATCCGTAGGGGCTATGCCCCTACACGCAAATCACCTGCATGCATTGTGGACGACGTTGTCCCAATAGCTGGATAGCGCAAAGTCACGATGTAGGCCGGCAGCCTCATAGGCAGCTACCCGGCTTGCCTTGGCGCTTTGGCACGTAGATCCGTTTGCACTGTCAGTAACAGTGGCGCCACCGGCATCACCACCAGAAGATGTGTTGCGGGCTTTGAGTTGACGGTCGATGCGATAGAGACGCCATTTCTCTGCGTTGCTTTGCTCAGGAACAGGGGTAGCGTCCCAAGCCTTCTCGGAGTGGCCGGAGGTGCACGGCGCTGACTGATAAACGACCTGGCCGCGTTCGCGGCACTTATGCACCTGCTGAGCTTGAACAGGCACCGCGGTAGCTAGCGCCAGCACTATTGCAAATCTCGCTTCCATGCATTTCCCCTTGTTCTAGGGAAATGATAGCTCGTTAGGAAACAGATTTTCGTGACGCGTACGAATGCGGCGGCGATGGCGATGTTGTCGATAAGCCCTAAGACAACAGCATCCACCATGCAGAGGGTGAAACGAATGCAACAACGTCTGCAGCGTCTTTGCTGATCACAAGGGGGCCTTTTCGTGATGCATCACGATTTCATCTCACGGGCGCGCATGCGCAGATCCGCAAGCAATGCCAGCGCAGTGTCGGCCTCGCTATTGGCGAAGGCATAGTGCAACGAGTCGATAGTCGCAGCGATGGAAACCTCTTTCTCGGACTGGCCGAGATAGGCCATAGATTCTTGCTTGCGCTTGCGCCGATAGTCCCTTGCACGCTCGGCGGCGCTCATGGCCTCGCCGTAGTTGAGTGGCCTGCCCTGCTTGCGCGGAAGCTGCATTTCTAAGGTGCCGGGGTCTTTTCGTCACGCATCACATTACGCCTTGTTCTTGGCTTCGCAGCGCGAGGCAGCGAACCAGCGGAACCGGTGAAACTGCCGCCCTTGGCCTGTGGCGACTCTGGGAATGTGCCATGTGTTCGTATCGCCTTGCCGAGCACGCTGCCAGGGTTGGCGTGTTGCTCGGCCATTGGCTGCTGTGGCTGCGATTGTTGCTGCTGTTGCTGGCCACCCTGCCGTGCGGCCATAGGGGTGGTATGGAGCGCCGTTACGGGCCACCGTGCGGCACTGCGGCTGGTCTAGCTCGTATCGGGTGCCCTGCTCGGTGAAACAGCTGCAAGAGGCTTCCTGCATGCGGCCGGCAGCATCGCGCCCAGTGAGCGAGGACATGCAGTACCGCTCGGGGTCGGCGGTGACTTCGCGCTGATCGTAGGCGGGCGCGGTCCAGGGCATCGAGCCGAATCGGGGTTCGTGGAGCCTCGCATATTCAGTGCGCGTTCCGAAGTTGCGTCGTGATCCGACCAATCCACCGCCCCTGCCGGCCGATACTGCGCGCAATGTCGTGCTGGTGCACGGCGCCTTCGCCGTTGGTTCCGGATGGCGCAATGTTTATGACCGCTTGGTCAAGCGGGGCTACCACGTCACCATCGTGCAGAACCCGCTCACGTCACTTGCCGACGACGTCGCCGCCACCCGCACCGCGCTCGATCAGCAGGACAACCGACGGTGTTGGTTGGGCACGCCGGGGCGACACGCTGATTAGCGCAGCCGGCGTGCACGACAAGATGGTTGGCCTGGTCTACGTTTCAGCACTCGCGCCCGATGCCGGCGAGACCACCGCGCAGTTGTACCAGGGCTTCGCTCCCACGCCTGAGTTCGTCATCGACACCCGACCCGACGGCTTCGGCTTCGTGCGTCCTGCCAACTTCAAGGCCGGCTTCGCCAGTGATGTCAGCGATGCCGATGCAGCGTTCATGGCCGCGCCCCAGGTGCCGATCAAGATGGCCGCATTCGGCGAGCGTCTGCAACACGCAGCCTGGAAGACAAAGCCGAGCTGGGCGGTGATCGCCACCGAAGACAAGGCCTTCGATCAGGCCATGTTGCTGCACATGGCCAACGTATCGGCGCGGACATCATTACCGTGCCGGGAAGCCACGCTGTTCATCGCGCAGTCCCAAACCGTGTCCGATGTGATCGACCGCGCTGCGCGCGCCGCTGCGACAGAAGCCAAGTCCAGGTCCACACCAGCACGGAGGCCGGCTGACGCTGCTTGA